CTCAATCGGAACATCCTGCTCTATCAGTGTGACTGGACGCAGTTGCCCGATGTGGAGTTGAGTGTGCAATCAGTGGCCGACTGGCGCACGTATCGACAGGCGTTGCGGGACTACCCGGACACGGTGGCCGATGCGTTCAACCCGCCTGCGTGGCCGACGCCTCCGGTGTCGTAATCGATGGCGAGCAAGCGACGTGTGTAAGTATGTTGTGACCGATGGTGATCCCGATCTCCTCTCCCCTCTGCTCTGAGTGACCGATGGCAATCCAGCATAGCACGACCACCCGCAACCGGCTCCGTGATGGCTACGTGGCGGCGTTTCCAGCGTCTACGTCGCTCGTCATCCGCACCGGCACCCCCGCTGGCGTCGGCAACGCCGCGACGGGCACCGTCCTCGCGACGATCACCCTGCCCGCCACGCCGTTCACCAGCGGCACGGGTGCGGTCACGCTCAACGGCACATGGTCCGATACGTCGGCCGACAACACGGGCACGGCGGGCCACTACCGCATGACGAACGGCTCGGATATCGAAGAAGGCACCGTGACCGCGACTGGCGGCGGCGGCGACCTCACGCTTGACAACACCAGCATCACCGCTGGTCAGACCGTGACGATCACGAGCTGGACCCGCACGATGCCGGCGGCGTAATGGCGGATAACGTAGGCTACACTCCCGGCTCTGGCGCAACGGTTGCCGCTGACGAAATTGGCGGCGTCCTGCACCAGCGCGTCAAGCTGTCGATTGGCGAAGATGGCAGCGCGACCGACGCCAGCCGCGAGAATCCCGTGCCGATGGAAGCGATCGGCGAACTGATCGAAGCCATCGAAGCGCAGCGCATGGCGTTGCAGGCGCTCGTCCGCACGATTGGTCAGTCGATGCCGGATACGGCGGGCCGGTTGCGTGTGCTGGTTGACTCGATCTCGGCGTCGCTGACGCTGGCGACGATCACGACGGTCGGCACCGTCACGACGGTCGGCACCCTCTCGAACCAAACGCAGATCGGCGGCCTGCCCGCCACGGAACAGATTCCCTCGCTGATGCGCCTCGGCGCTGACAGTATGCGCCGCAACATTTCCGTCACCTGAGACGATCATGGCAACGACGAACGGCAATCGCAAAGTGCTCGACCTCAAGCGGTGGGAGTTCTGTACGCCCGCCCCAACAGCGACCGTCGCGGGGGCGTTCATTGCGTCGTCGCGGCACTATCGCCAACAGCAGCTCTATGTCGCCAGCGCGACGGTGCAGTACCTCTACAACCCGCTGGAAGATGCGTGGACGCAGATTCCGTCGGGCGCGTTGGCGGGCACGTTCGCCGTGGGCGCGTGTGGCACGGCCACCTCGGTCGGCCCCTCGGGCACGGCGACGGCTGGCACGACCTCGACCATCACGACGGGCCTGACGCTTGCTCGTGATCTGCGCGGGTACAGCATTCACATCACGGGTGGCCCGAACGCTGGCGTCACGCTGCCCATCGTGTCGAACACTATCGGCGCGACGTCCATCATCACGGTCGCCACACAGGCGTCCGCGTTCACCGCCTCGACCACGTTCCGACTCCTGACGCCGCGCTGGTACGTCCTCAACGCCATCACGGCGTCTGGCACGACGACGGCGAACGTGTTCAAGTTCTACGACTTCGCGCTGAATACGTGGGCCGCAGCCGAAACGGGCGCGACGGACGGTGTCGCCCCGGCGGCGGTGATCGGCACCGACTCCAAGCTGATCGCGACGCCGTCGTGGATGGGATCGGGATACAATGCCTTCGCCACCGGCACGGCCACGGCGGGCGGTGCGTCAACGCTGACGAACAGCGCCAAGACGTGGACAACGAACCAGTGGGCGAACGCTCAGGTCCGCATCGTGTCGGGCACGGGCGCAGGGCAAATCCGCACGATTGCCAGCAACACGGGCACCGTGCTGACGACCTCGTCGGCGTGGACGACGCAGCCCGATGCCACGAGCGTGTACAACATCGAAGGGAACGACGACTTCATCTACTACATGGGCAGCGCAGCCGTCACCCTGTTCCGCTACAGCATCAGCGGCGGCACGTGGACGACACTGTCGCCAACCGCTGCCCGTGCCGCTGCCCCGGCCGTCGGGATGTCAGGGCATTGGGTGTGGGAAGCGACCGACTCGGCGTGGACGAACGAGTCGGCGATCCTCAACGGGCGGTACATCTACTCCTTCCGTGGTGGCGCTGGTGCCGTGCTGGACCGCTACGACATCGCGCTCAACACGTGGGCCAGCGCGTTGACCTACGCCCCCGCGACTGAAGTGTTTGGCGCGGGCACCAAGTACGTCTACCGCAACGACGCCATCTACGCGCAGAAGGACGCCACGGGCCGCTGGCTCCGCTACAACGTCGTCACGAGCGAGCAGGATGGCTGGAGTACGATGACCTACACGCAAGGCGCGGCCATCGCGGGCGACACGTCGTTCGACGTGCACTATACCGACGGGGCCACCGAGATCGATTACGTGTACATGGTCCTCAACACCAGCACCGTGATGCTGCGCGCGATGGTGATCTAACCATGACCATCGCCCAACTCATCGAGATGGCGCAGAAGCGGCTGACGTATCTGTCGCAACTGCAATCGTCGGCCCAGTCGCTTGGCGACGTGAACGCCGAGGCCCGCTGCGCCGAGGAGATCGCACAGACTGAAGTGACGCTGGCCGCGCTGCTCACGCTGCCCAACTAACCCGCGATGTCCTTGCTGCTGCTGTTCCCGGCGGCGCCTGCTGGTGGGGGCGTAGTTGGCGCGTCGTCGGTCACGCTCACGCTGACTGGCAGCGCCACGGGCACGGTCGCGGTACAAGGTGCGTCTGCCGTCACGCTGGCCCTGACCGGCAGCGCGACGGGCGTCGTGGCGGTGCAAGGTGCGTCGTCAGCCACGCTGGCGATCACGGGCAGTGCAGCCGGTACGGTCAGCGGAGGCGCTATTGTCGGTGCCTCTGCCGTCACGCTGGCCCTGACGGGCAGTGCCACGGGTGCCGTCCTCGTCCAAGGCGCATCGTCAGCGACCCTCGCGATTACGGGCAGTGCCACGGGCACGACGCTTGTTCAAGGCGGATCGTCGGCTACCCTCACGCTTACGGGGAGTGCGGCAGGCACGGTTCTTGTCCAGGGCGCATCGTCCGTCACGCTGGGCCTGACCGGATCGGCTGACGGCACCGTTACGGGCACAACGGGGGCGTCGGCGGTCACGCTGGCTTTTACGGGCAGTGCGACGGGAACCGTGCTGGTGCAGGGCGCGTCAAGTGCCACGTTGGCACTCACCAGCATTGCGACCGGTGTCATCACGTTCCCCGGTGCGTTAGTCGGGCAGCATCAACTCTTGACGTTCCCGAATCCGGTCAATACCAGCGGTCCCATCGACGCGAACATTGTGCGGACAAACGACAATATTACAGGCGCAGCATTTAATGCCCATGACGCCGATACGTCGATCCATGTGCAGTCTGGCTTGTTGGCATCCCGTCCGGTGACGGCAACGGACGGCAGTATCTATGTCGGGACGGACACGTTGTTCATGTACATCTACACTGGTGGGGCGTGGAACCGCGTCCTGTAACTAGACGGCCTTTACACCGGAGCGAGCAATGGCGAAGAAGCGTGGTGGGTTGGCGGGTATCTACGACCGTAACAAGAAGATTTTCAATCCGGCGGCAAACATCGCCTCACTTGCGACGGGTGGCCCGTTGAGCTTGTACAACAATCGGCTTCTGACGCAGGAAGGTGGTGGGTTGAAGAAGGTGGTCAACGACCCGCTGTATCAAGCGCAGGTCGCCACCGTGGCTGGCGGATTGGCGGCACCGGCCCTGAGCGGTGGCGCTGCGGCTGGCGGCATGGCTGGCGGTGGCAGTACGGCTGCTGGGGGCGGAGCGGGAGGTGGTGGGGGCGCTGGAATGTTTACGGGCCTTGGCAAGGTGTTTGGCAAAGGAGGCGTCGTCAGCCAAAACTTGCCGCTGATTCAGGGGATTGGCAAAGGCATCATGGGCGTTCGTCAGGGTGCTCTGGATCAGCAAGCTGCCGACGCCACGCTGAACCAGCGGAAGTACGAGTTCGACAAGACGTATGCCCTTGACGCCGCGAAGGAAGCCGACCGCAAACGCCGAGAGGATGAGATCATGGCGCAGCGAGCGGCGTTCCGTGCCATGTTCACGGGGACGGCCTAATGGCAACGTTTAACACGGCGTTCGGCTCCCTCCCCACGCCCAAGCAGGAACTGTTCGGCAATACGCCAACAGCACAGACGAAGCCGAAGGCCACGGGGCAGATCGAGCAAGACATCGCCCCTCCCGCAACGATGAACTTCGCGGACTTGCAGAAGAATGGCCGTGCCCGTCCTGCGCCTCCTCCGGCACAGGTGGCCCCGCCGCCGATGCTGTCGTCCCTGCAAGAGCAGTTGCGTCAGCCGGTCGCGCCGGTCGTGCCCGAAGTGCGGACGACGGTGCCGCCGATGCTGAGTACGT